ATAATGATAGCGATGACAATAATGATAGCGATGACAATAATGATAGCGATGACAATAATGATAGCGATGACAATAATGATAGCGATGACAATAATGATAGTGATAATTGTAGTGACAAAAATAATAATAATGAATTAACAGAATGTGAATTATGCGATGAAACATTTAATAATTTACATGAAAAAATAAAACTGCATCGAAAAATTTTACCAAGTAGAGAAGATTTTATTATTTGTAAAAGTTGTTTTCATATTAATAAAGAATCATTAATATCTGATAATTGGAAATTTTATTCATTTGATAATAATGAAATTCACGATGAAGAAAATAAATCAGAATTCGATAATAAAACTGATAATAATCATACAATAAATAAACAACAAAATATTTTACCATCTGATAATAAATTACAGGATTTAATGAATATTCTTCAAAATAATAAAAATATAAATTCTCATTTTATTCAAGAAATTATTTCAGAAAATAATAGTATATCATCTCAAAAATCAAATACAAGACATACATCTATAGATCAATTAAGTGACCAAAATAGCTTAGATGGTGAATTTAACTGTTTAATATGTCATGAACTGCAGACATGCAATATATGTTTTGATTGTAAATGTGAAAATATATGTGAAACATGTAATGGCAATGGTGAACAAGATGGTGAAAATGGATCGTGGATATGTCAAAAATGTTTTGAAAAAAAAGATGCAAATATTCAAAATAATGATAATATAATTGATCAAGAAAATAGAAATAATGAAAATGAAAATTTTATAAAAAGTGAACATATAACATTATAAAATAATATATAAAAATTACAAAGAAATACTATTTGTATCCTATTATTTGTAGATAAATTAAAGAACGTGTCTATTTTGAATATTTAATCTATTTATTATAGTTAATGAATAAATTTTATATTTTATTATTATGTTTATTATTACTTATTTATTTTTATAAAAAACATTACGGTGTTTTTAAAAAAATATATTATATAAGTCAAGAATGGATTATGAAAAAGATTTATAATTCTTTTCCTGAAACTTATTTTAGTCTTTCTGAACTTTCCGAAGACAATATTCAAGAAAATTTAGATGTTTTATCAGATACTGTTTTAAACGATCTTCTAGAACCCGTTATGTATTATAAAAATTTACCGGGAAAAAATATACGTAAAAGTATAACTCTTTCTATTGGTGAAAAATTCAATATTAACCAAGACTTAATAAATTTTACTTACCAATTTATTGATGATTTACATAATGCTAGCTTAATTATTGATGATATTCAAGATAATTCACAATTACGAAGAAACGCACCTACATGTCATTTAAAATATGGCATTCCCATGAGTATTGGAGCTGCCTCTTTATTTATATTCAAAAAATTAAAAGAATATAATCATCAGGTATTGAGTATTATAGATTATGATATTTTTAAAAAAAAGAAAAAAGAATATCGTTTTTTAGATCCAAAGGTTATTAAAATGCACGTGCACTATTTACTCAGTAATAAAATATTAAATATGATTTATTTAATGAATTTAGGACAACAGTTAGACGTTTATTGGACATATCAGAAAGAAATTCCATCAATCCAAGAATATTATTATATGATTGAAAATAAAACCGGGAAATTATTTACGATTATTATTGAAATTTTTTATGAATTAACAAATAATATTAGTGATACTGAATATACTAAGTACATAACTTTATTAAATAAATTAGCCTTATTTTTTCAAATTCGTGATGATTATATCAATTTAACGGATCCAACTTACTGGAAGGCAAAAGGATTTTGTGAAGATTTTGATGAAAAAAAATATAGTTTTATACTTATTCATTTTTACCATGATAATACAATAAACCAGAATCAAAAAGAGAGATTTTTCAAGTTATTTAATAAAAAAAAATTATCAATTAAAAAAAAATTTAAATTACTCAAAATAATGAATCAATCAAATAGTATTCATTATACTTATCAATATTTAATAAATTTACAAAAAGAAATTCAAGAACTACATCTTCCAATGCATAAATTACAAGTTTTACCATTTGATATAAAAGATGCTCAATTATTTACATCTTTACATCCTTAAAAATAAATAAATAACTATATATTTAAATAATAAATTTTTTTATTGTAAAAAAGATCGTAAATTAGTATTTGCGGTCGATTGATTCATTTTATGGGTTTTAATTTTTATAATTAAATTTGAATTATTTATAGATGTGGTTTTTGTATTATTAGAACTATTCTTTGATTGTTTATTAGCATTCATATTATTTTTATTATTATTATTTAAGTTATTCTTATTATTTGAATTATTATTATTATTTGAGTTATTCTTATTATTTGAATTATTATTATTTGAGTTATTCTTATTATTATTATTTGAATTATTCTTCTTATTATTTGAATTATTATTTTGATTATTGTTCATTTTATTATTTTTTTGATTATTATTATTTTGATTATCATTTAAATTATATTCATTTGGATTATTTAACATATTTGTAATGGTTAAATTATTACTATTAACATTATTTATTTGTCCTTGATTATTAAATACTACATTTTGATTTTGGATAATTGTATTAATATTTGTTAATAAAACTGGATTATCTTCAATATTTTCTTTTAAATTTTCTAATAATTGTATTTTATTACTATTAGAAACTGTAGTAATTGTATATATTTTTTGGATAATTTTATATAAATTTTTAATAACTGTTTTTAATTTGGTAATCTCACGTTGATTCATATTTTGAATTAATTTCTTTTCTTGGTTAAAATTTTTTGTTTTTGTGTTAAATGTTTCAATATTGTTTTCTAATTTTGTTATAATACTTATTAACATATTTTTGGTATTGACTAAATTATTTTTGTTTCCATTATTTTTTACCTGCAGAGAATGTTGCATGTTTTTTAATTGTGAAATAATATTGTTATTATTATTTTTAGGAATTCTTTGATTATTAGGGGGTGTTCCTAGATTATTAAAAAATCCACTCATACTATTATTAGAATTATTTCTCATTGTTTGAGGTTGATTATTCATAACTTTAGTATTAGAATTATTATTGTTTCTATTATTATTTCCATTATTATTTTTTGAACTTATCATATGCATTATATTTTTATTTTTATTTTTATTTTTATTTAAAGTATTTGTAGAATTACCTTTATTATTTTTTTGTGTTGATTGTGCTATTCCTAATAAAAAATTATTTGAATTATTATTATTCATCTTACTATTATACTAGAAAAAATATTTTTATTTATTTGAAAAAATAAATATTGATTTAATTATAAAATAAACTTTAACTCAGACATCTATTCCTGTATTTACTTTATAACTAGAATCGATATCATCTTCTGATTGACAAGATGAATTTGTATTTCCTCCTGATAAATTACTCCTATGAGTTGTCATTAGTCCATTAGGAGCAACACAATATCTTTGTGGTTTTTGAATACCAGTGACAGGATTTTGTTTTTGAGGCTCGAATACTTTTCCTTGTATAGTACGTAATGATTGATCTTTTAAAATAGGGTCATAATTGCTTTTATTTTTAAAATATAAGTGCCATTTATTTAAATTTTCATCAGGTATAAATAAATACATTAGCGTACCTTGTATACCATATTGAGCAACATCTTGAAAATTAGGATTGAATAAACCTGCTTTTGGTTGCGCATTATTTTTATAAGTAGCATTTGGTTCTGACTGGAAAAAACGCATATTAAAACGGGATTCTTTTACTAAATTATTTTTATTATAATCTTGAGAAATACCAATTTTACTATAATTTACATAATCTTCTTTATATTCTAAAATTTTAAAATCATTCGTTAACTCATTTGTAGAAGCATTAATTAGTTCATCTAATATTGTTTTTGTTGGATATTTATTTGATACTAAAATTAATTTTCCAATACAATCTGACATAGGTGCTAAAGATATATTTCCTTGACCATTACGGCCAGAAAAACTATATTTTCGGTCCATTAAATATTTAGAAAAGGATTTCATAATTGAATCATAAATTTTAATATACAAATTTTCGTTATATTCAAATTGAAAGTTAAGTACAAGTATAAAAGGGTAGCAATATTCATTGTTATTATTCACTAGCCATGCCCATTTATTGATTGTTTCAAAGCATTCTTTTAAGGAAAGAGGACGAGCACCTTCTGCCATATCTTTACATCGAACAACTGGATCAGCGCGAGGACTATATTGATCTTCAATGTTAGAATAAATATCTAATGTAATAACACGTACTTTAAATTTAGATATTGCTATTTCTAAGGCTTCTATATTCGGCTTTCCATTTAATGGACTATCCCCTAAATAGGAATATGCTGCACCAGGATAATAGAAATCACATAAATTTAAATTTTGATAGAGTTTTTTTGTAGAATTATAAAAAGCAACGGGAATATTACCTATTAATCGTAAATAATTTGTTCCATATTCTTTTCTTATTTCTTCTAACTGAGGATTATAATCATTATCACTATTAAAACGTTCTTGTGAACTATTATGGAAACAGTTTAACGTTAAGAATAAATAACTATTTTTATTTAATGTTTCATTTATCTTTTTAACATGATAGATAATATTAATTAAATATAAACAAGAAAATAATATTACCAGCTCCATAGCAACAAATACTTCTAGATTTACTTTTTCGTTAATATTATAAATAAATAAACAGAAAAAGAAAATATAAAAAATAGTATTCATAATATAATATACGTAATCCATAACTTTAAAAAATATAGGTGGCCATTTTTGAATTTCATTTTTCAATAAACCAGTAAATATATAATTCATGATAAAGATAATAAAAATATAACCTGTTATGATAGATGTTTTTAAAACAGGAGCATCTGTTTTTACAAAAAATAAAATATAAATGATACCAAAAAATAATAAACAAAAAATAGATATACTTATTCCATAAAGTAAACGTAAATAAAAAGGATTATTTTTTAATTGATTTACGTAAAAACTAAATATGTTAATACTTGTCTTGGAAGTATGAATAAAATAAAGTAAGAAGAATATTATAAAATAGATAGCATAGAATAATAAACTATTTTTGTTCAAAGGTCCTATGACATCATCAAAAAAAATAACAAGATATTTATTTATAGTATCTATTATTTTCATACTACTATATATAAATTATATATAAATTATATATAAATTACCTAAAATACGTATTTTATTTTATATTTTAATTTTTGAATTATTTTATAAATTCAAAAATAACAATAATCATAATTTAATAATTAAATTTTTATCCAATAATTCTTTTTTATGTTTACCTTTATTCCTGGAAACATGATCATAATCAATATATTTATGATCTTCTTGGCTATTTTGATCTTGTTGATAATAATCAAATACATTTTTTTTGGGCGAATGTATAGAGGAAGAAGACTTTATTTGTTTTTTCTGTATGAAACAATTTACAAATAAATCTAATTTTTTCTTCATTTTTTCTTCTTTTTCATCATATACATCTTTTAAATTTTTATTTTTATTGATTAAATTTGATTTTTTATTATCAATTTGTTCTTGATTTTGTGAATTTTGCTGATTCGTTATTTCTTGATTTTTATTTTGTTTCGATGTTCGATTATTCACAAAATCATGTTCTTGATATAATATTTTATTTAAATTTTCATGAATATTATCCAAATTATCTTTTTTGATATTTTCATCTTTGGGTAAATAATCGTTAATTATTTTATAATATTTTTTAAAATATAAATCTTGTTGTTCATCACTTAAATATTTATAAATATTTTTTAATATATTTAAATACATATTATTTATATTTGCATTTGATTGAATATAAATATGTTCTTGATAAATTAATGGTTTTTTCCAAGATATATTATTTTTGATAACCATAAAACAATATAAAAATATATATTTTTTACTTGTAATTTGACTGACTTTAAAATTCGTTTTATAATAATCTTCAAGTTTTTCCAATAATACTTTATCATATTTATTCATTGAAGAACGGAAAGATAAAATAATACTCCATAGAATATATGACCAATGAGATTTTAATAATTCATCTTGATTTTCTTGATTATTTTTTCTTTTTTCTTCATCAAAAAAATGGAGCACTGATTTACTTTTATTTGATTCTTCTATTTTATGTATTTCTTTATTTTTTTCTAAATAAAGATACCAAAAAAAACAATTTTGAATATTCATGTGATTTATTTTCAAATGCATATAAATTTCATTTAAACATAATTTGACAAGGGAATGTGTATCACTATATAAAAATCGTTCAATTTCTGTATTATTAATGGCAACCATTCGTTTTTTTAATTCACCAGCATTCATTTTTTTCATTTGAATGGAAGGCAAACTTTTATTTAATAAAAGATGACTTTTTGGACTATTTGTTAATAAAGCTGTGAGTTCAGCAAATAAATTTCGAATTTCCATATTATTTCGGGAAAATAAATAATGTTGCTTTGGTAAATACAATAAAAAAGTATCATAATTTTTTTTACGCTTTATTAAATAAATAAATAATTTAGGATTTTGTTGGTGAATATGTTTTAAATAGACTTGAAAAAAAATTTTCCATATGTCTTTATCATAACAAGATATGTGAAGCTCTACACACCATTTTATACTATCTTCAATTTGTCCATTAATCAAAGCATTTTCAAAAGCTGAGACTACGTCTTTTTTTTTATATCCAGAAATAGTAGAGCTTTTTAAATCTTTCGATGTTCGTATATCATATACTAAATATTTTTCTGGAAAATTCATGATATAATGAAGACGCTATACTTTATTAAGTTAAAAAATAACTAAATAATACTAAATAATACTAAATAATACTAAATTGATTATTATAAAAATGATAAAAAGTGATAAATTTATTTATTTTTTAATCACATCCTGAACAATCTGAATCATAAACACAATGATCATCACTTTCATCTTCACTATTTTCACATAACCACTTATTATCTTTTTGAGTACATCCATTTTTACATGATCCATCATCTGATACATAATCTACAGAATATAATGGAGTATACCATGGATTATAATTATTGTAATATGGCCAATTACTACCGTAGCCACCATAATAACCTCCTTGACGACCGTAGTATCGAGATTTATGTCCATAACCAGGTCTATGGTATCTTCTGCCCCTATGTCTTTTACTACTGTGTCCACCTATAGGTCTTGCGCCACGACCTCCAGAAGGTCTTCCACCGCCACGTCCTCCTCCTCCCATAGGTCTTCCGCCTCCGCGTCCTCCTCCTCCCATAGGTCTTCCGCCTCCGCGTCCACCGCCTCCTCGTCCTCCACCACCACGACCTCCACTGCCTCCGCGTCCACCTCCTCTGAAATCTTCTTGATAAGACTGATTAAATATAAAGTATAAAAATATAATTACAACAAAT